CTCTGCTCAGCGCCCACCAAGGAGGCTTAAGCCAAGTGTCTCCGAAGAGACTGCCCTATACAGGGCACCACCGTCGTTTGCGGGTAACCCGACGACGGACGGGGAACAACTCCGTTGGAATCCTACTTGCAACAGCGTCCTCCCACCATCCACTCCTGGATGGTCGAAGAACGTTGCGGCAAGGAAAACCGAGCGAAACACGCGAATCTGCCAAATTGGCAAACAAGCGGTCCCACCCGGTCAACGGTCGCACTACTTCGCGACCTTCGACCACGTAAGCCATTATCTCGCGCCTATGGAGTTTCTTACTCCAGCGCATGGGATAAAGCTCTCGTGGAATGGATTCTAACGCCCGCCGGTAGTGAAGGAACGAGACAGGGGAATGCCCCATCTCTAATGTGGGTAGAACCCCACACCAATCCTCGACCAGAGCGGCGGCGCTCCAATAGCCCCGTGCATAGAGTGCATTACTGTACTCTACCCACGAGATTAACGAAGCTGGGTTGACAAGTGTATGACACCGCGTCCGGAATCGAACCGGAGTGACATCCACGCCTGAGTAGGCGTCGGTGCCACAGGACTCTCTAAATAGTCCTCCAGTACAGCACTTCTTCTCGTTGAACAGAAGCCCAACGATAGGGAAGTACTGCATGATGGCCTCATAGTCAGCGAGGCTCACCACAATGTCATCACCATACACCTTGATGCGCTCATACGCCATTTCTGGCGCGAGCCCACCGTGGTGTATGAGCACGTTAGCAGCTAATGCAAAAAACACAAGCGACTCCACAGGGAAGCATAATGCTGAACCCATAGGAGCAAACTTGCGTAGATGCACGAGCTTCCCAGATGGGAGTACGGTACATTGGGACCTACTAGCAAGTAGATCCTCAAGGACGTGCGTCGAGCCAAAGAGACGTTCCACTAGTGATAGTGAAACGCGATCCGAGGCATCGGCCATATCCAACGTAACCCATCCTGCACCAGCGGACCCAAGCAGGGCGTAGCGACCATTCACCTCTTGATGCGCGAAATTAACGCGCCCGGAGGTGATGGCACAAGAGTTGATACACCTTACCAACTCTCTCGCAATCCCTTGCTGAATCCACTGATACTCCAAGGGCTCACACGAAATGAGCCTCGGACCCCGGGAATCCTTGGGCACGAAGACGGCGCGAGCCGTTCCATGTCCAAGGACCTCGAGGCCTTCCAAGCCATGACTAGCAAGGAAGGACAACGAAGGGATATACCACTCCGAGAACGGAAATAACCGTTCTATGGGGCGATAGAGGCGCTTGAAGCGCCATTTCTCCCAAGGTTGTTCGTAGGTGGCGACTGCACCCGGACCGTGTCGCGGTACCACGGCATTTCTGTCGTAGGTACTACATACACGTGCAACCAGATCCCGAGCGCCCCGCAAAACGGGGCAATCAGGGAGGCTGTCCGGTAATGTCGCCTCCGTCGCAATGAAGCGGCTTTCAAGTTCCGCTTTTTGCGCTGGAGTATACGGGAGCTCATACTTGTACCAAGCGTACAGTATTTGCCTAACGTGCTTCACGTCACAGGCGTTTGCAGAGCACAGGGACCTACCTGTACTGTCGAACAGTCGTCTGAAGAGGTCGCCCATGAATAATGGGTAACCCCCCCGGGTTTTGAATCCGGGGTAGTTCATTCGCCCGTCCGACCTGGAGAGTGCCTGATCAAGGCACTTGCCAAGTGCTGGAAGACTCTTCGTCAAAAACGAAGGGCCCTCCTCTGCCGAACGCAAGCGCACTTCACGTGCGTCGCGCTCAGTAGATACACCAGTAGCGTGAGCTACGTCTGTGAGCAGGCTACATGTCAGCTCGACCATTAGGTCGAGTTCTCTTTTCAAGCGACCAATCATATGGTAAGCTTAGAAGGGAGCGACATGCTCATAGCGCCCGCGGCCCCCCAACGGTCCCAAAGCGACCCACACGGATTGTGTGAATAGCCAAGGTACTGGAAGGGGGACGTCGATAACCCGAGTTACCCCGAGTCTCGAGACGAGGTTTCCACGGAATAGAGCCCTGACTTAACTGGGCTCCTCCGTTTTATGCCTCGCCATTCATGAACTCAGCCAGAGTGGCCGAAGGTTTGAAGGTCGTCGATGACACAGGTGTCACGACGAACCTCAGCAACGCACAGAGCGCTGCAATTGAGGAATCCAATCCCTCCTGGGTAACGCCTGACTCCTGGTCAACGACCAGGTAGGCGGCACCCGAATGGGAGACGGAATTCGTATCAACCTTCGATGCATCGAAACGAACAACACTCCTCACCCGGCCTTTAGCGGTCGGGGTATGGGAGATTGAACACTGCAGGCCGGATAGGCCTACGGTGGCTGCGAGGATACGCGAGATCTGGCGCGAGCTTTTTGAGCCCGGGCCGACACCTTGCGTGTCCAACACAGTGTTGCTCGAATTCATTGGATCAGTCGAACCTATTACGGTGTCGACATTCACCAACGATGCGGCTGTAAGCGTTAGCGGGTCACTAATCATATGTGGCTCCTCTGACGTTAGTTGGAGCAGTTACTTAGGGATCACTGCATGGTTATGCTTCCGTGGATTGTTGGTTAGAACCAACGCACCACCCAGGAGCGTCTTATCAATGACGTACCTGTCCCAAGAAGCCAAACGAAGGTCCGCAACGTCGGCAGTATATCGCTGACGCCGGAACCTATCTACCGTGACGATAGTCTCGGTAGACACCGGAGTATAAGTGTAGGAACCACCAGAGTACACACGGTTGTATACCGTGATGGTAATCCTAAACTCTGCCAGGTATCGCCACTGAATAAGTGAGTCGAAAACCCGGAGCTTAACTGGAACCGTGGGCGTAGCCCACTTAGCTTCCAGCCACGTTGAAACGTCATAGAACCAGTCGATAATAAACGACAGGGGAATGGCGTTCCAGATGATGGAGGGGTCCCACCTGACACCAAAAGTGTCAAGTAGCCCACGAACCTTCGCGTTGATGTCACTCAACGGCTGACAGTACAAGGTGTATTTAACACCGAATACTGGAACCGTTGGACGTCGGACGTAAAGGTCGACTCTATAGGACGGAGGCGAGCGCAAGTCGGGCTGCCCATCGCAATGAGTGCCCCCACCCCCCTGTCGGCTTATCTCGCCGATAGAGGGAGGGACGGTCATACGATGGACCCGAACAAACGCACGCCGCATCTTATGGAGCCGAGCGAGCAGCTTTTTCAAGCGTGCCCGCCACGTACCCAGTGCTTTGAGGATTGTAACTAGATCCCGGAAGAGCGGTTGCCAATTGAACTTAAAGTCCAAATAAGCATTCGCCCCACGGCGCGTAGCAGTTTTCTCTGCTAAACGTCGTTTAAACACGCTTCCAGCGTGTCTGGGATTTAAGTCTCCGAAGGAGTGTAACAACTTCTTCAGAAAGTCGATCTTCGACCTCCAATCCTTAAGGCTCTTCTTCAAGTCTTTCAACTCGAAGATAAAGTTCAGGATAGAAATATCCGTCAACTGGGTCAGTCGCCGCTTGAGTAGCAAGAAGCCACCAGCGGCGATTTGGGGACTCTGAATCGAGCGCTCGAATTCATCGAGCATCTCGGACAGAATGCTGTCCATCCCACTCGTGCCTCGGCCCTTCAAATAGCCGAGGAAGGGGAGCTCCGTGCCTTGATTAGGGGCAAAGAGCTGTTCCCATACGAGTGCGTCTACGTTCCTACCCTCCGCAACCAACGTCGGAGGAGACCCAAAATAGGGCTCTCCGTCGATAGTGAACCCGAGTCCAACAGTTGAAGGAATACCCTTCCACGCTTCGTGAACGCAGTTGTTAAACCGCATGTCACGTCCCGTGTCAGAATACTCGATGAACTCGAACGCCGATACCCACTGCGCCTCCCGAGTAAAGGAGGACGTAGATGCAGGTGGTCGGCAGTAGATCGGTTCGATCGTTTGCACCGGCAGAGCAGTGTCAAAACTGTATACCAGTGCGCGCGATCCGCGGATAGTGTATTTACGCATAAAGCGCGGGCGCCCCTCCGGGG